CGAGTATATACAAATGCTAGATACTATATTAGGTCTAGTAAGTGCACGTATATACTCCCAGTTTGAGTAAGTTAGTCGAGAGTGAGAGAAGGATCAGAAGAAGAATCATTTATAATTTGTTTTTGATAAGAATTATAAACAGGCTTAAAGAGGATGTCATCATATTTAGCAGGTTTACAGAGCTTTTGGTAGTTTTTAACTCTCCAAAATCTTTCGTTATACCTGATAAGCTTAATGGCATCTTCCTCTCCTGGTTTGTCATTAGGGAAAAGATCACTGAGTTTAACCTTGCTATCAAACAGCATGTCGATGCAAGCATCAGCAACCGTCTGAGAGTAGGTTTCACAACCTTGATTCTTTTCCCTTACTGAATACGGTTTAGGAACTCTTTTAGAAGCGAGTTCCCAAGTTTTCCATGACGCCACGGTATGTGCAAGGCTTTTTGGGTGTCTCGATTTCCAGTTTATTATGATCATCTGAGCTATTCGTAAGTCTAGTTCCGACGGTTTTTTTAAACCTATTAATCCGAGACCTCCAAGCCACTCTGGGATATACCATGGAAGACTGGTCTTTGAAAGAAAACCTCTGTGTTCAGTAACAAACTGATTGTGCGCTCTTCTTCTGAGATGAGATGGGCATAGTCGAATCATTTCCCTGTACCTTACACCAATATTATTAGAAGGATCTGTCTGGTCGTTGAGACCGGTCTTAAGACCCGATCGCTTCATACCTTTTATGAGGCCCATATTAATATATTGTGTAACCCTAAAGGGAGACTCCCTATAACTGAATTGTGTTGTGGGGACTTTATATTGCAGTCTTCCGACTGTAATAGTATTCATTTTTTGAACGAGGAAACCCTTTGGATTTGCTTCGTCTCGATTGAAGTTTGTTGAATTAATGTTAACAAATTCTCTTGAGATAAAAGTCTTTCCAATTGATTCCTTAAGTCCTGCATACCCAGTTATTTTGGTCCAGAGTTTGTAACCTTGTGTTGGTATTCTCATTGCAATATCATCGCCGTTAATCATTATAGGCATATCTCTTAGGAGGCTTTTTTTAAGCTTACTAAGTTCATATGCCCATCCTGAAAGAGCGGCATTTGCAATGCACAAGATCGGAAATGATGTTATACTACCCATTAACTGTCCCGTGGTTTGTTTTTGACCTCTGATTATGTGGCCCGTAAGACTCGATAAAAGTAGTCTTCGTTCGACATCGTAAAGTCCGATTTCATCAGCGATAGCATTAGCTATTGTCTCTGAAACCCAACTTTTAAGATTGTCTGTTGCGCCTTCATAGTCGCCTGAAAGATACACTTCATGCTGTTCTAGCCTTTGGCCCAGGCAGTCGAGTAAATACTCTTCTGTTACTGGTTCTCCAATTAGTTTGAATGCTCGGTGTGCCCTTAAGGTTGAATGTAAAAACTTCCACAGATTTCTTAGGACAGTCTGTATAAAAGGGGGTCCTTTAGTAATGACTCTTATTTTCAATGCCTCTGGCAAGGCTACCGGCTCTGCGTTCGGGATTTCTCTCGATGCTTCCCCAAGTAGCCTGATCCAAAGGTTTTTGAATGCGTTGTCAAATGCTTCAGTGTCTGCACTAACCTCCTTTATATCCTCATCTTCAATTCTTTCTTCCTTCTCTCCTCTCCTAACTGTATTAGTGTGTAAGTATCCCCCCGGTTTTCGAAGACCGTCTAGTAGTGTAGGGTGATCTAATATCGAGCCTATTGCTCCTGCGTTTTTTCTATTATTAATATAATTCGCAGAAGTAGAAGGAAAAAATGCCTTAATTCTGTCATTCGTCGTTAGACGTTTTCCAGAAAAAAGCTCTTTTACCCTTCTAATCAGTTGCTCTTTAACCCCGTCCTCATTGAGTACGTAGTTGATATTCTTCTGATCGTAGAATTCGGCCCTACCCCACTCCACTATGATCTCAGATCGTGGGTTGCTCACGGGTATTCCGGTTAGTTTTAATGTTGTTGCTTCCTCTTTTGCTTTAAGGAGATCTTTTCCTGCACGTGGCATACCTTTCTTGGATTGTAAAATCGATTCAAGAAAAGATGTGCGTGCAGATATCTCGCTCTTAGCTAAGAATGCTCTCATAAAACGTCCCAGTCTTCCACCAAGTAATTGATGTGGAAGGTCGGTAGCCTTAAAAGGGGCTAAAGGTAGTTGATCTTGTTTTTTGTGAGCTGCATAAAATGCAGCCAACTTATACTTGATCACCTTCATCCAGTCCCCTTGACAGTCTTGAACAAGATTCATCCAATGAATTTCTGTGTTCCCTGTCTCTGCTCTACCTTCATACCCGTACGCTCGGCATACTTGCACAAGCACTCTAATACTTTCTCTTACCTCTTTCTCTCCGTGCTTAGGAGAGGGAGTGACGCTCGCTACCATGGGCGGGTTCTGG